AAGACTGGATACAGTCAGCTTTAAACAAAGGAGGTAATACTCATGACTTTAAAGACATTGTTGATGGGATAATAAGTGGACATATGCAACTGTGGGGTGGCGCAAACGGTTGTGCAGTAACAGAGATTGTAGTGTATCCTAATAAGAAAGTCCTTCATGTTTTCTTAGCGGGTGGAGATCAAGGGCAAGGAATAGAACAAATTACAGACATGCATGATGATGCTATGGCATGGAGTAAACAACAAGGCTGTGATGGAATGACAGTAGCAGGTCGTAAAGGATGGAAGAAAGTTTTAAAATCTAAAGGATGGTCAGAACAGTTTACAACATTAATAAAGGAGTTTTGAGATGAGTGGTGGCGGCGGAAAAGGTGGAAGTGAAACTACTAAAACAGAAGTACCTGATTGGATAAAACAACCAGCGATTAGAAATTTACAACGTGCAGAGGATGTACAAAGAATTGAGTACATGCCTTATCGCGGGCCGGAAGTTGCAGCTTTCAACGCAACACAAAACGCAGCGATGGATAACAACATAGCAACTGCAAAGGCTTTTGGTTTGCTTGATCCTAACAGCACATTAACAGCAACAACAGGTATGCCAACACCTACAGACTTTAATGGGTTTTCAGGCTATAGCTCAATGCCTATATATGATCAGGCACTTGCTGAAACAAAAGCGGCGCAACCTGAAGCTGTTGCATTATATGATTCTTTATTTGGTGCTAATGCTATGGCACAACTAAACGCATCAAGAGGTAGTGGAGGTAGAGGTGGATCACCAAGTACAGCTAGACCATCACCGGCTCGGGGTATTACTGAAGATACTATGATGGCTAGTGGATCACCAAATGGTAGAGGGTACGTACCATCGAACCCAAATTATAGAAGTGGTGGTGGCGCAGCACGAGCAAGACAAAGACAAAGAGAAGCATTAGCAGAAACAGATCACATGCGACAAAATGCAACTGTCAATTACAATACTGGTCTAAGTAGCAGATTAGACAGTAAAGGTGCTACACCTTCACGAACAACTGGTGGTAGTTTTTATGGGAATCCAAACATGGGAAAGTAAGTGGGGTAGCTACAACCCCTGTAGAACAAACATTTGTAGCAAATTCAGGAGGAACATTTACTGTATCTCCTGGCGATGCACCTAATTTAGAGAAAAAATATAATGCAAATCCACATAGTAGCGTTTACCAAGATAGTTATTACCGAAATAATAGATAGGAGATAAAAAATGGCAGGATCACCAATGACAGGAGGTAAAACACAACCTATTTCTGTAGGCAACCCTCAATCAACGATGCAAGGCACTCCAACACAAGCATGGTATGGTAGGGTACGTGATGATGGTAGTACGCAGTTAAACCCTGCATATCAGGGTGGTAATCAAAGCCTAAGACCAATTAATATGGGAAGCTCTGAAGGATTAAGAGGCATGTCTCCTATCAACCGAATGCCACCTAGTCTAAACCCAATAGACAGAAATGGAATGCCAATTCAACCAGAAGGCGTTAATAGTCTAAACCCAATAGACAGAAATGGAATGCCAATTCAACCAGAATATTTAAAAGGCTTTACTCCTCCACGAATAAATACTATGGATAGGCAGAAGTACATTTTAGATGGTGAAAAAATGTATGGTTCAAGCACATATATTAATTCTTTAACAGAACATTTAAACAAAACTGGTCAAGGACATCTATTGACTGGTGGAACATATAATCCAGAAGCACAACCTATAACAACGTCTCAGTCTACACAACCTATAACAACTTCTCAGTCTACACCATCATCAAACATCAATACAATGGCGGCTCAAGGTATCAAAGCCGCAGGAACAGGAACATTAGCAGGAATGGGTTACACACCTGAACAAGTTGGTACGGTAGGATCAAGTGCTACGGTTACTCCTCAAACACTTTCAGGTACAAACCTTGATGCATACATGAATCCTTACACAGATTCAGTTATAAAAGCAAACGAAGCTGACATTTTAAGAGGGGCAAAAATAGGACTTAACGAATTATCAGCACAAGCACAAGCAGCTGGTAGTTTTGGTGGATCACGTCATGGACTACAAGGTGCTGAGTTAGGTAAAGGATCACTTGAACAACTTGCTAGATCATCAGCAGGTCTTAGGCAATCTAATTTTGCAAATGCACAACAGATGGCTTTGCAAGATATACAAAACAACATGCAAGGTCAATTAGCAAATCAACAAGGTGGTATTGGTGACATAAATAGAGAGTTACAAGCATCTTTAGCTAATCAAAGCGCAGGTTTACAAGGCGCACAACAAAGATTAGGTGCAGCTAATCAGTTAGGACAAATTAGTAATCTTGGATTTGGCATGGGGCAACAAGTTAATCAAAACCTTGCAACACAAGGTGCAATGCAACAAGCTCTACAACAAATGGTTATGGATCAAGCACAAGGCAAGTTTAATGCTTATGCTAACCATCCAGCAGCTGGTTTACCATATCTAAACGCGGCACTTGGAGCTTCTAATTTAGGTGAAAACACATCTACGTTATCAAAACAACCAGGATTGTTTGATTACTTGACGTTAGGTGCTAGTGGATATACTGGAGGTACATAATGGCTTTAGGTCTTGGACAATTATTAGGTGGAGTAATGCTTGGTCAAATGACAGGCTTGTTAGGTGATAACAAACAACCTCAACAACAAGCAATGCCACAAGCAAATAACACACAACAAGGCTTTGGTGGTTTCGGTGGCATAGTAAGTAATATAAGCAACGAAATGTTTAAAGGTATGAGTCAAGAGCAAGTTGCAAGACTTGGGCAAGGCTTTAACTCAATGACATTACGACCTGATCAGGGTATGCACCAAGCCTTTCAAAATAGAATTGATAACGCAACAGTAGCTAAAGGCAAACAAAACGCTATTGCTGTACTACGTAAACAAGGCAAGAACGCTATTGCTGATATGTTAGAAGTTGATGGCATTAGTGTTAAAGATGCTATGGCATACGCACTTGAAGATAATGGCAAAGGTGACACAGTAGCAATGTTAAAAATATTGCGATCTGATCCACTCAATGAAGAAGCCTTAGACTTAGCTGATATTTTAGAAGCTGATCCAACTATGAATGATGAAGTATGGAAAGCGTATATGGCTATGACAGGACTTGATGGAGGTACAGCAGCATCAGAATATGCATTAGGAATAAGTGAAATAATGACCGATCAAGAAACTGGTCAACATTATCAAATTCATACAGATAAGTCAGGTCGTGAAAAACCTAAAAAAGTTTATTTAGATTCCTATGGCGAAACTATTATCCAACAACAAGACAGAGAAAGACAGGCAAAACTGTTAGCAAGAGATGAGCTGAAAGCTGCTGAAATGGGTGAAGCGGCTTACGACACAGCACAAGATTATTTCTTACAAATAGATTTATTTGAACAAGCATTGGCTACACTTAGACCACCTTCTGAATACGGAAGTGAGGAAGAATTTAAACAAGCACTAACAGGTGTTTTAAATAGTAGATTACCATCTACAAATCCTAATACTTCATTATTAAGAGGTATACAAAACCAATTAGGTATTAGAGTTATTAATAGTGCAACTTTTGGTGCATTATCAGAAAAAGAAATGAAAATGGCAATGTCAACTAATCTTGATCTTAATTTACCACCTGAAAAATTGATTGAAATGATCAACGCACAAATAAGGGTTAGAAGAAAACTTGCAATGGAATTTAGTGATCAAGCTCTTATGTTATTAACTGGTGGTGATGGTAAATTTAGCACATTCGCAACAGAAATGTTAAAACGTCAAGAAGCACATAACAAAGTTATATGGTCAAATCTAAATCAAGCTGAAATAGATAGTTTGTTAAAGATAGGTATTGATCAAGTAGCATATGAGGAGAAAGACTTTGAATGGCGCAAAGCATGGTTTGATGCAAGGTAGGAGTAGATAATATGGCAATATCAGCGGCACAACAGGCAATACTAGATCAAGAAAAAGCTCTACAGTCTAAAGATCGAGTAATATCAGCAGATCAACAAGCAATGATAGATGCTTTGCCAAAACCTAGCATTTCAGAACCGGGTAGTGGCGCTATTCCTGTTGAAAAGATGCAAGGATCAATGTTTGCGCAAGGTTTAACATTTGGTTTTGCAGATGAAATACAAGCGTTTGCACAATCCTTAATAGATAGCGACACGGATTATAAAACAGCAAGAAACGAAATACGAGCCAAATTAAATGATTATAGAGATGCTCACGGAGCTGAAGCATTAGCCATAGAAATGAGTGGTGCAGTTTTGCCAAGCGTGTTAGCTATCTTTGGCGGGCCAGGTGCTTGGTCTGCGGCAGTTAGTAACCTAACAAGAATTGCTAAAACAGGAACTACATTTCTAAAGAGTTTTGGTAGAGCTAAAACAACTAAGAACACAGCAGACGCAGGTGTGACATCACAAAGCATACTTAATGTAACTGGTAGATCAGCTACTAGTGGTGGTGTTTATGGATTGGGTGCTTCAGAACAAGAAACAATGACTGGAATGGGTACAGATATAATCCAAACTGCTATGGCTTCAGCAGTATTAGCTCCAATTATGGCACTAGGTGGCAAGGGTATAGCTAAATTAGTGACTAGACAAGGTGGTAAAAACAAAATTGATAAGCCAGTTAGAGATGAGCTTACTAAATTAGTTAACCAAACAGGTTTAACTGAAGATGAAATTGTTATGGCTGTAATGCGTGGTGAATTGATGACAGAAAACAAATCATTGCTGTTTGCAATCAAACAATTAGTACGTGGTAACCCTAAAGCTCGTAACCAACTAGCTGATGAAATAGAACTAAGACCACTAGAAACAAGAAAAGACCTTATTACTGCTATGCAATCATCAATTGGTCGAGGAACTGCTGACGATAACCTAATTACAGCATACAAAAAGACAGATAAAAAGTTTAAAGATCAAGAACGAGCAGCGTATGACAAAGTTTTAGTTACAAACAACAAAGAACTTGATAGTGAAATGACAGATGCGTTGTTTCAAGCTATAAAACAATTCGATGGTGGATTAGCAACAATCAACAAACTACAGAAAACAGAAAAAATTGGCAAAAAAGATGTTTTCTTTGAAATTATTGATGATGAGATTGTTCTCAAAAGACAACCTACTACTCACGATGCTGAAATTATCTATAGAGCAATTAGAAACGAAAAAGATCGTTTATTTAGAGCGGGTGAAACAGAATTATCTACAGCTTATAAGTCAGTCATGTCTGATCTTAAAGAAGCTCTAGATAAATTTAGTCCATCACTAGCACAAGTCAGGACAGATGCTTTTAATCTTAGACAAGCAAGAGAAGCCTATAAATACGGTAAAACTGCTTGGAATAAATCACCTGACGAGATTGAAGATTATCTTTTAAACTTGCAAGACGAAGCTGATGTACCTAATATTATGCAAAGTCTAAGAGATGGCATGTTAACAACAATTAAAGGCAAAGATGCTCCATCAATAGCTCGTAAATTAGCTGATGGCAACACAAATTTACAAGAAGTTGTAAGAATGGTGTTCCCTGATGAAGCATTTGAAGATATTGTTACTAAAGCAAGTACAGCAAGTAAAGCACAAATAGCAGCTGGTAAAATGCCTGAAGGATCAGGTTCTCCATCATTCCCATTATTAGCTGAAGCACTCAAAATGGGTAATGCTCAGTCAGGTAGAGATGCTGTAATGACAATAACTGCTCCATTAGTCAAAGCAATTACAGAAAGTGGTATTGATGAAAAAACAGCTAGTGGTATAGTAGATATTGTTACAAGTAGAAACCCTGAACTTGTAAGAAAAGCCTTAATAGATGATAATGCAATGAACATGCTACAAAAACTTATAAATGATGTAATCACACAAGGATCAAAAGTAAGTGGTAATGTTGTTGGTAACGTAAGTGGTAATCAAACAACTCAAGAACGTAATTATTTAAATGGGTTGCTAGATTTTGCATCCCAAATGACACAAAATGTTGTTGCACCTTAATTGATAGGAGAAAAAATGGCAAAGACACAATTGAAAGCAATGAGTGAAGATGAAGTACAAAATATTGCTTCTGATGCAGTAAAAAGTGCCATATCTTTTGTTGAGAGTGAAATAGCAGAAGATCGTATTAAGTCACAACGCTATTTTGAAGGTGAAGTTGATATTGGGCAAGAAGATGGTAGATCAAAAATAGTTGCTACTAAGGTTCGTGATACTATTAGAGCTATAAAGCCATCATTGATGCGTGTGTTTTTAAGCGCTGAAAATGCAGTTGAGTTTGTGCCTAGCGATCAAAACGATGTTAAAAGCGCAGAACAAGCCACTAAATATATCAATTATAGATTTCAAGAATTAAATGGTTACACAGTCCTCAATGATGTAATACACGATGCACTTGTTAAAAAAACTGGTGTTATTAAAGTATGGTGGGAAGATAACACAAAACAAGAATTCTATAACTACACAAACGTAACTGAAGAAGAAATGACCGTTATTGTTAATGAGCCTGATGTAGAAGTTATTGAACAATCTATGGAAATGACTATGGAAATGGGTGAGGATGGCATGGAAATGGAAATGCCACAATATTCACTTAAAGTTAGCTACAGAAAAGAGAAGGGCAAGTTAATGATGGCTTCAGTACCACCTGAAGAATTTGTTATTGATCGCAATGCAAAATCTATTGAAGATGCATATGTGGTAGCACATAGAACAGAAATGCGTGTAAGCGATCTTGTACAGATGGGTTATGATTTTGAAGAAATGTCTAACTTGTCAGGTTTAAGTAGTGATGACACATATCAAGACTCTGAACAGTTTGAACGCAAAGGTTATGAGCAAGAAGATACTGAGCAATCTACAGACCTATCTATGAAACGTGTAGCAGTTACTGAAGCCTACATGAAAATGGACAAAGAAGGTACTGGCATAGCTTCTATGTACAAAATACTAATGGCAGGTGGTGATAACAAACTATTAGAATGTGAGCCTTACGGTGACATACCATTTGCAGTATTTGAAGTTGATCCTGAACCACACACATTCTTTGGTCGTAGTGTTGCAGACTTAGTTATGAATGATCAAGATTCTTCCACAGCAATGTTAAGAGGAATGTTAGACAATGTAGCTTTAACAAACACTCCTAGACAGGGTTATGTACAAGGTCAAGTCAACGTAGACGATTTAATGAACAACGAGATAGGTGCATTAGTTAGAATGAAATCACCACAAGCGCTTGTAGATATTGCAACTCCTTTTGTCGCAGGTCAGGTATTAACTGCGATGCAATACATG